TTAATTATTTATGGTGTCCTGGCTGTCGAAGATATTCGCACGGCTGCTGGAAGAGCGGCCGTCGCTGTATTGCGTGTCCAGGCCGTCGAAGATATTGGCGCGGCTGCTGGAAGAGCGGCCGTCGCTGTACTGCGTTTCCTGACCATCAAAGATATTGGCGCGGCTACTTGAAGAGCTGCCATCGCTGTTTCGGGTATCCTCTCCGCCGAAAATATTGGGACGGCTGCTTGAGCTTCTGCCGTCGCTATATTTGGTGTTCTGCCCGCCGAAAATGTTGGCTCTGCTGCTTGATGTGGTTCCATTGTCATAGCGGCAATCCTCTCCGCCATAAATATTGGCCCTGCAGTTGTCTGCTATCGCGTTATTCAGCGAGCCAGCAAACAGAAAAAAACCTACAAGCAGTGTCCTGGTGTTCATAGCGTTTCTCTGGGAAGTGGGGGGGATTTCGGTAGCCATTCTAATGCTGAATAATTTACTGCGGCATCAGACTAATGCTGAATAATTAACGGCGCCATCAGGAGTCCAGAGCCATACGAATCACGCCAGAGGTATCAATTTTTTATCTCACTCTCCTGGGTTTTTACGCGCCCGCTGAATAAATGAAGGGCGCGTTTCCGGCTGCGCGCCGAAGCGTTCTAACGTTGCCGACATTTGCTTCCCCCGACATGTGATACAGAGCCTGCAACGCCAGCTACACGTTACGGAGCCCTTCGACACTTGCGGCGGGCAATGTCATTAGCGTTCTGTGGCTGGTTTCTATGCTATTCACAATCGCTTCTCGCGGCCCATGGCGCCACGCATCGCTGGCATAAAAGGCTTCCAGCGCCGCCGCCATGTTTTCCTGATCGGAAAAGGCGCGAATCAGACAGTAGCAGTCCGGGTCATGCAATGAATGACCAAACCTCACCACATCGATGCCGTGCCGCTGATGGAGAGGAACGCTACTATCCTGCATGATGGTGTGAAAAGCACGACCTGTGCCTTTGCGTAAGGTGTATTGCAGTATTTCGACGGTTTTCAGGGAACATCTCCTTTAATAGTTTTAGGGCGTGCTTCTGAACCAAAGTAATGCTGTCACGCTACGTAGCAGAGTATACCTACACAGATACAGGCGACAGAGATTCAACCAGGGAGATGCACACATGAGTAAACACATTTTGATCTGCTTTTTCGCGCTATTTGCTGTTTCCGCCAGTGCTGCAAAGGGTGCCGATGGCGGAAATGGTTCGGATGGCGGCAGTACCAATCATTCATCGGGGCGCGCAGGATGTCCCGGAGGAACGGATCCTGATGAGAACGGCAATTTTTATCTTCCGGGAACTAAAGAGGAATGCAATCCAGGCTCGCAAGATGCAGCAAAAACGGATAATCCGCTCTTGCTGCCGCGGTAATTCCGGGCTCCGATTCTGAGAGGGATAAGGTCAACCTGCGCTGTCCACTTGATCTATTTTCAGACGTAACAGCGTCAGGCAATCCTCCCTCAATTTCCCATCTGGTTGCATTTTCAGTCCAGATTAACTCAATAAATTTCTCATCCCGCCAGGTAATTGTTATGTTTGCTTTTACGGGTTCCGGTTGCGGGCTGGTCTGATAATAGTAACACTTTGAAAGTGTTGGATTCGAAAGATCACAGTGAAGGTCGTGTTTCCCAAACGGTTGAGCATTGGCAGAGATAATAAGAACGTTGTCGGCAAGCCTCCCGGTTCCCTGGTAACTCAATTTCGTATCAATTCCATTAACGTAGAATATTCCAGCTATAAAGCCTCTCCTTTTGGCGTTGAACCGCTGAGAATAAACAATCTGATGTCAATAAACGACCCTCTGGCGACGCTTTCCCGCGAGGCGCTTTTTATCGTGCGGAAAATGCCCCGGTTTTTGCCCTGTGCGGCACGCTTCAGGGGCTGAATCAATTGAAGCCCTACCTTATTTGTTAGTTCCAGGTAAATGTATGGCTTGTCAAAAATAGTGAGCGTACGTTATTGGCATTTTTAACGAATACACATTTGAAAACGTTGCCATTCCACCTGCAAATTTTGCTGCAATATGTCTGACCTTTTTCTGGGCTGTAAGATAACGAAAGCGCTGGAGCAGGAAGATTATGCTTTGCCCGCTCCAGAATACCCTCAGGTTATCGCTCTACGTTCAGACGATTATCGATGAAGAATGTGGTAGCACCGCCTCTTAACAACGCCTGAAAAGCCTTTAGCCATTTCTGTACTCATTAAAACGGAGCTGTGTCAAACCAGCGGCCGGCTGAAACGCTGGCGTTTTTCATGCGCTCTGCCTGTGCTCGTCCCGGACGTTCGCCTGACCTTACGCTGCGATTCGACGGACGATGGTTGGCTGCGCATTTCGCGCAAAGTGGGCAGGCGAGTCGCTTTATCTATCCGGTTTACCGGTTGCCGCGCCGTGGTATACGCCAGTGGCGGCTGTATTGCGCCAAAAATCTCATCCATGATCCTTTCCATCGTTTCTTTTTCCTGCGCCGCCAGACGACGTCGCTGATGCCTGCGTGCCCGTGCGTTATCTGCATTCACGCTTGCGCCAAAATGAATCTCTGCCATTCAACCCTCCTTTTTGAATTACAGGCGCGTTATGCGCCGATTTACTGTATATATATTCAGTAAATATAGATAAGGCGATTACCGGTTTCAATCGTAAAAGCGATGATATATTGCAGATAAAGTGATTGACACCCGACTGGCGCGGGTTGATGGCGTAATCAGAGCGATGGAGAGCACCGAAGAAAAAAGGGTCTCCGGCGTGAGCAGGGGTTAGCCGTGAAATTTATACGCGCGGGACTGGCTCACCAGCACTTTAGCGCGAATATTTAGCCCTGACTCATCAATATCTGTGATGTACCAGGTTTCATATTTTTTGTTATCCGAGATAACCGCCAGACGCTTATGCTGAAGCTGTAAGCGTTTGATATAAACATAATTATCCAGCGTAAAGATATAGATTCCGTCACCGTCGAAAAAATCGACGCTTACGTCGACAAAGATCTGATCGCGTGGCTCAAAGGTGCCTGACATCGAATCGCCATTCACGGCAATCATCTTAATGTGGTCAGCCGGACGGCTGCCGAACAACGAGCGAGCCTCTTCTGAAGAATACTCAATCGACTTAATCGTCTCGATAAACTCGTCACGAATCATCACGCCGCTACCCGCGCTGGCACGGACATCAAACACTTCCACGCGATAAACATCAGCACCCGATGCGGCGGCGCTTTTGCGCTCTGTCGTAAGCGGACGCATCAGGCCTTGCCCATCAGCGAGCCACTCGGGGCTAACGCCCAGTATCCTCGCCAGCGCGACAGTGTTACGCGAGCCGTTCGCCCCATTGAGCAGTTTATTGACGCTACTTTGCGCCATGCCGACAGCCTTCGCCAGCGCGCCTTGTGTATACCCTGCGTCGGCCATCGCTTTCGCAAGGCGCTCGGAAAAATTCATTGTCAGATCCTCGTGGCTTCTGACTTCAGTGTATCGCCTGAGCGATTTTTTGACAATCAATAGAAAAAGCGATTGCAAATCGATAAAGCGATTGATAGAGTGAATTTGTCGCTGCGAAAGAGCGTTTATAAAGCCTCTTCAACACGACACCGCTCTTTAACAATCCGGGCCGCCGACAACGCGGTATTAAACGTGGCTGAGAAGCCATACGCCTGATTTCACACACGATGAATCTGGCGTAAATACCCGCTACGGGCTGCCCGGAGTGTTCCTCCCCCTGCCGCCTTTTATCGGGTTTTCCGAAGGCGCAGGTTTCACTTTTCCCCTCGCTTTCGGTTGAGTGGCGCGTCTGCGCCTTCAAATCACCAGCACGCCCGGCAAAGGGCGCAAGGGGGACACATGCGTAAAACGTGGTTTTATTACCATGATCTGACCAGCCAGCAGGCTGATGACCTTATTTCTTTATACCACGCGCGGCGGGTAGAAACCGTCCGGCAGCTGAGCGCCGACTACCTGCACTGGGTGGTCGCGGTGCTGCTTCCCGAAACCCGTCGGGCTCCCCAGGTTGACAACCGCTACCAGCACCGAATGTGGCTGTAGCGATCTCTTATCTTTTCTTCCCATGAAGGGAGGCATTAATGAATCCAGGAGAAGGGCACGCCCTGACGTATGGGTGGAGCGTGCTGCTCGGCTTTTTCTCTGTGCTTTCGCTTCAGGACTACGTTTTCACTCTGGGGGCTGCGCTCTCTGCTTTTTTCACTATTAAGACCTATAACGCCAGACGCCGGGCACAACAGGCGCGGCTGGCGGAGGAGCGTAAACGAACCGCGCTCCTGAGGCAGTATCTGAAAAGCGCAGCGCAGCCCCTGGCGGCGGATCGCCGGGCGATAGCTTCCATCTTTAACGAGGGCGCAGAGCGCACGGAGGATCGCGATGAAAATGCCTGAAGCGCTTCGCAAGGCGTTGATTGCTGCCTCGGTTGGCGGGCCAGTGGCGATAGCCAGCGCATTTATTGAGCAGCAAGAGGGCGTGTCGCTTACGCCTTATCGGGACCCGGTGGGCATTCCGACGATCTGCGCCGGTATAACAAGTGTGGATGTCATCACCGGCAAAACCTACAGCGAGCGTGAATGTAGGGTACTACTGGCAAAGCATATGCAGCCTGCTGTCGAGGCGGTAAACCGCGGGGTTCGGGTAACGCTTAACGATTACCAGAAAGCCGCGCTCTATTCGTTTACGTACAACGTCGGCGTCAGCGCATTTCGTCGTTCCACGCTGCTTGCGAAACTTAATCGTCACGATCTGACCGGCGCCTGCGACGAGCTGCGCCGCTGGACCTGGGCGGGAGGGCGCCAGTGGCAGGGGCTTATCACGCGTCGGGAAATGGAGCGGCAGCTATGTTATGGCGCGCCCTGACGAGTCGGCTGTTTCCCTGGTTTACGCTCCTGGCGCTGGTGGGAAGTTTGCTGCTTGCCTTACATCATGCCCGCAGCGAGCTAATACAGTCCCGCGTCGCGCTTTCTCTTGCGCAACGCCAGCTTTCACACACTCAGCAGAGCCTGCGTCAGACGGCGCAGCTCGATACTCGCTACACCAGAGAACTTAACCATGCCCGGGAAACGATTGATACGCTTGAGCGCGATGTGGCTGTTGGTCGTCAGCGGCTGCGCCTCAACGCCACCTGCCTGCGTGCCTCCGGCGCCGCCACCCGCGTGGATGATGGCGCCAGCCCCCGACTTACTGACGCCGCTGAACGGGATTATTTCCGTCTCAGAACCGCCATCGCCGTCGTCACGCGCCAGCTCGGCGGCCTTCAGGAGTATGTCAGGCGGGAATGCCCGGTTACCTCACAAAAGGAGCAGTAAGTGAGCAATGATACCACTGCTGCGGGATGGTTGACGCCCACCGGCTCGCCGCCCGCCTGGGAGAGCACGCTTAATCGGGAACTGACGCGATGGATCGCGGGCGTCAGCGGCCTGTCAGAGGCGGCGGTAACGCCGTTATGGCAAGACACCGCTGCGCTTGCAGACACGCCAGGCTGCGCCTTCGGCATTACGGAGATCCACGCCGCGCCGCCATATTGGGCGCCACTCAATGCCGATGACGATCTGCTTACCGTCAGTGAGCAGCTTCAGGTGCAGTGTCTTTTTTCAGGCGCAGGCGCGCCCGCCTTCGCCACGCAGTTTCGCGACGGTCTGGCGGTCACGCAGAATCAGGATGAGCTTAACCGGTCGGGGCTCGCGGTCTGCGCGTGTACGCCCGTCATTTGTGTTCCTGAGCTTATCGATAACCACTGGCATCGGCGTTACCGGATTACGGTCACCCTGAGCCGCATTTATACCCGCACGTATCACATCAAATCCCTGGCGACCGCTCCGGTCGCTTTCTTTGGAGAATAAAACTATGTCACAGGGTTTACCTGTTTCTGACATCGTCAATGTGACGGTGAGCATGGCCGCGCGCGCGGCACAGACCCGCAGCTTCGGCGCGCTTCTGGTTGTCGGCGCGAGCGACGTTATCGACAGCGGTGAGCGTCTGCGCGCCTATTCCGATATCAGCGGCGTGAGTGCCGATTTTGGTCTGGAGACGCCGGAATATCAGGCCGCCAGCCTCTACTTCCAGCAGGCGCCGCGCCCGACGCGTCTGTGGATCGGCCGCTGGCTGAAAACCGCCGCCGCTGCCCGGTTGCGTGGCGCTATCCTGACGCCAGAGCAACAAACGCTGGCGCGTTTTACCGCGATCTCGGCTGGTGGCATGACGCTGACGGTGGATGGTAAAGACAAAACGCTTAGCAGTATCGATCTTACGAAAGAAACTACGCTGTCCGGCGTTGCCGCACGTATTCAGCAGGCGCTGACCGGCGCGGTTATTCGCTGGGACCCCAGCGCAGGTCGCTTTGTTATGGCTTCAACCACTACGGGTGAAAGCAGCGCCGTTGGCTTTGCCAAAGCGCCCGCGACCGGCAACGATCTTGCCGTACTTCTTGGGCTTAGCGAAAGCGCAGGCGCCACGATAGTGGCAGGCCAGAACAACGAAACGCTGGCGCAGTGTGTCAGCACGCTGGCCGCGCGTTCCGGCGACTGGTACGGCCTGGTGGCCGCAGATACCGACGTGACATCTGAAGACGTACTGGCAGTGGCGGACGTGATCGAGACGGATTCCGTCTCGCGTATTTTCGGACACACGATTGCCGACACCCGTGTACTGGATGCCGCAAGCCAGGCCGATCTGGCCTCGAAGCTTAAAGCCGCAAAGTTCGCCCGGACATTTATCCAGTACTCCAGCAGTAAACCGTTCGCGGCCGCCTCTCTGTTTGGTCGCGTCTTTACGGTTAATTTCAACGGCAATAACACGGCCATTACGCTGAAATTCAAACAGGAACCGGGCATTACGGCCGAGAATCTGTCGCAGAACGCGGCCAGCGCGCTGCGCAGTAAAAACTGCAACGTCTTTGTTAACTACAACAATGACACCGCCATCATTCAGGAAGGCGTAATGAGCAACGGCGATTTCATCGACGAACGCCACGGCCTCGACTGGCTGCAAAACTACGTGCAGACCAACCTTTTTAACCTTCTGTACACCAGTACCACCAAAATCCCGCAGACCGACGCGGGTGTTACGCGCTTGCTGGCGAATGTCGAGCAGTCGCTGGATCAGGCGCTGTCCAGTGGGCTTATCGCACCGGGTGTCTGGAATGGCGGCGACGTCGGCGAGCTGGCCTCCGGCGATACCCTGACTAAAGGCTATTACGTCTACGCCGCGCCGGTCGCCGACCAGGCGCCGTCGGAACGTGAAGCGCGCAAAGCCCCGGTCATTCAGGTGGGCTGCAAACTGGCGGGTGCGGTGCACTACGCCGATGTCCTGATTAACGTCGTTCGCTAAGGAGCCATTATGTCTGGTTATTCATTTCTTGATGTCACTGCAACGCTTGCCGGCCCGACCGGCGTTATTGATCTCGGTAGCGGTTCTTCCGTCGCGGAAGAGGGGATCACGGTCACCATGACCGGCGCGAAAAACACCATGACCGAAGGTGCCGATGGCGAGGTCATGCACAGCCTGCGCCCAGGTAAAAGCGGCACGATTAGCGTCAAACTGCTGAAAACGTCGCCTGCCAATAAAAAGTTGTCGCTGGCGTATAACGCACAGACGCAATCCTCAACGCTCTGGGGCAACAACGTCATCGTTATTCGTAATGCCGCTTCCGGTGATATTACCACCGCGCGTTCTGTCGCCTTTCAGCAGATGCCGGAGTACGCGAATGCCAAAGACGCGGGCGTGGTCGAGTGGAAATTTGATTGCGGCAAAATCGATCAGGTGCTGGGGGAGTTTTAAGCCATGGAAATCACGATTAAAGGCGCGAATTACCGTATCGCTAAGCTCAGCGTTTTCGACCAGTTGAGAGTCTCCCGCAAACTGCTCCCGGTGCTCGCTGGCATGGCGGCGGATTTTCGCGACGTCCAGTCATCGGCTGCTGGCGAAGGCGCGCTGTTTACCGCGCTACTGCCGAAGATAGCCGAAGCCGTCAGCGCGCTGAGTGATGAAGACTGCAACGCCATACTTCACCCCTGTCTCGCAGCGGTGTCGCGCGACCATATGAAAGCCTGGGTACCGGTGTTCCGACAGGGCGAGCTGGCGTTTGACGATATTTGCCTGATGACGCTGCTGCAACTGGCGGCCCGGGTGGTGGCCGATTCGCTGGGAAATTTTTTGCAAGAACTCCCCGGCGCGCCGACGCCCGGGGCTGCTGCGGCGTAACGCTGGATATCTTGCCAGGCGGGGAGGAATTCATTCTCCGCCCGGCGGAGGCCTTCCGAATCGCCTGGAGCGATCTGAAATCCGGCGCGGTGGATCTGTGCGATATCGCGCTGATGAACGACTGGCTGGATTTGAAAGCGGATAACCAGGCGCGCCTCGAACGCTGGAGGGAAAATTAATGGCCACAGAACTGGCGCACGCCAATACCGATGTCGCTGCCCGCCTTGATGAGACGGGCCTGCGAAACATAGGTCAGGTAGCGACGGACGTGGCGGCGGGCATGCGCAGGTTAAGCCTTGCCGTCGCGCCCGCCATCGCGAACGTACTGACTTTTACGACACAGACGGCGCGGGGGCTGGATGAGCTCTGGCGCGCCAGCCAGCGCAGCGGCGCTTCCGCTGAAGGAATAAGCGCGCTGGGCTATGCGTTTCAGCAGACAGGCGTGGATGCCGGAAATGTCCAGGCATCGCTCGAAAACGTCGGCAAACTGATGCAAAACGCAACCGGGGCGGGCGGGTTGTTGGGCTCACTCGGTATTAACGCGCGCGACGCGCAGGGCAATCTGCGCGATACCGTAGAGGTTTTCGACGCGCTCAGCCAGAAGCTGGCCGCGCTACCGCTGGATAAGGCGCAAAAGCTTTCAAAAGCGCTGGGTATCGACGGCGACACGTTGAACGCCATGCGACAGGGGTTTAGCGGCTATCTGCAGGATTATCGCAAAATGGCTTCGCAGGTGGGGTTCGACGCAGGTGCCTCTGCCCCGGCCGGACACCGCTATATGACGGCGGTTAATGGCCTGACAACCGTGCAGAATATCGTGACCCAAAAGGTTGGCGGAGATCTCGCGGCAGGTCTTGCCGGGCCGCTTGAAAAACTGCTCGGCAAAGTGATGGATAACCTGCCGCAAATCATGACGCTGACGGGCAAGGCGGCCGATGGGATCGTTATCGCGCTGGATAAGCTCATTACCATCGTCGGTAATGTGCTGGACGCGGTGGGCGGCATTATCACCCTCTGGGGTCAGCTCGATTCACAAAGCCAGATAGTGATAAGCGTGCTCGGCGGGTTGCTGACGGCGTGGCGTGTACTTAACGCAGGCTTTCTCGCCACACCACTTGGTATGATCCTTGGGCTTGTCAGCGCGCTGGCGCTGCTCTGGGATGACTATCAGAAATGGAAAAGTGGCGGCGACAGCTTGATTGACTGGTCGACATGGGCGCCGGGCATACAGGACGCGCTGAAAGGCATCGGCAGCCTGAAAATGGATTTTCAGTTCCTCACCGACAAAATCGTGGCGCTAGGCACCGCGCTGGGGAAGGCGTTTTCCGCCTTCATGCAGTTTCTTAATATCGACACGTCAACATTCAACGCGAAATGGCTTTTCGATCAGATCATTGAAGGCGTGCGCAGCAGTATTCGCACGCTGGGATCGCTGCTGGATGCGCTCACGAAAGTGACACAGGGCGATTTTTCCGGCGCGTGGGAATCGCTCCAGGAGGCGGCGGTAGCCTTTGCTCAGCATCCGGTGATGCAGTTGCAGCAAAAAGCCGTCTACGCGCTGATGAATAAGGGGCTTGAGGCCTCGCGCTGGCTGTCCGGCAAACTGGAGCCAGACGAGATGCCATTCGGCGTCTGGGACCTTGAGCAGAAGCAGCAGACGATGGGCTCTCCGCTACTCATGGACTGGGCAGCGCTTCCATCCGGCAACGGCTCAGGTGCGTTAACGCGCGAGGGCGCGAACCTTAACCAGACGACGCATATCAACGTCTACGGCACAGGCGACGCAGCCCGACTCGGCGAAGAAGTCGCCCGTCAGATGAATGATGTTAACGGCCGCCTGGTTCAGACCCTGTCAACGGGGGTGCGCTAATGGATTTTCTCTCAACGTTACTTCGCAACAATCAACGGCGTATTGGCGTGCTGGTTCCGGATGTGGTTATTTCGGAAACCCATAAAGATACGCTTAACGTCACCACCCACCCCGTCGAGTTCGGCGCGGCAATTGCCGATCACGCCTGGCGCTCTCCCGCGACGCTGACCATGAAATGCGGTTTCGGCAGCGGCGGCGCGCTGCTGGATTTCGCCAGCGACGCTACGGCGTGGCACCAGTCTGGCAAAAGCCCTCAGGAGATCTACCAGGCGCTGCGGGATCTGCTCGATCCACCTGCGCTGCTGGATGTCGTCACCGGTAAGCGCATCTACCAGAACATGCTGCTGACCGGTATTGATGTAGCGACCGATGCCACCACCGAATATGTCCTCTCCTGCACGCTGACCCTGACCGAGGTGATCATTTCGCACCGGGAAAATGTGCAGGTGGCGACAAAGTCGCAAATGAAAACAGGCGTTTCGACAACAGGGGTGAGCAACAACGGCGTTAAATCGACGGTGCCGGTCAGCGCTGGCCGCCTGAATGCGGCGACAGGAGGCTAGATGGGGAACTATGAAATTCCGCTTACGCCTGATAACCAGCACTTTTCCATCGACCTTAACGGTTCGACGTACCAGTTGCGGCTTATCTGGCGTGACGGCGCCTGGATTATGGACATTGAGGACACCGCCGGACAACGGCGGTTAAACGGGCTGCCGCTGTTGCCGGGCGTCGATCTCCTGGCGCAGCACAGCCACCTGGCGTTTGGCTTTGCGCTGCGTGTCGTCAGCGATGACGGCGCGCCGCCTGGCGAAAATACGCTGGGCATCACCAGTCGCCTCTATGTACTGACGGAGCCACTATGACCCGAAACTGGATGCGTTATTTTGAACTTCAACTGCTGACGGAAGAAGGACGCGGGTTGCAGCTTAACGATTTTAAAGTGGAGTTCATGGTGAGCAGTAAAGCGACGGCGGCGACGTCTGTCGCCAACGTCACTATTTACAATCTGCATCCGCATACCCGCAACCGGATCCTGCTCAGAGAGTTCAGTCAAATCAGGCTTTTTGCTGGTTATCAGGCTCACGACGACGCGCCAGGCAGTGAAATGATTTTCGCCGGTGATATTCGGTTTTCGCTGACCGGTAAAACGGCGCAGGTCGACAGTTGGGTGAAAATACAAGCGGTAAGCGGTCATCAGGCGTATCTCTACGCCACTGTAGAAAAAACGCTGGCGGCGGGGTATCGCGTCCGCGATGTGCATCAACTGGCGGCGCAGAGTTTTGGTCAATATGGCATATCGACGGGAGCGACCGGTGATATGCCTGGTATGGCGTTTCCGCGTGGCCGTACGCTGTGGCTACCGGCGCGGCAGGTCATGGAAAATGTGGCGGGGCAGTGCGACGCTTCCTGGCAACTGAGTGACGGGCAACTACGGATGGTGCCAGAGGCAAACTACGTGCATGAGGCGGTGCTGCTCAACAGCCGCACCGGGCTTATCGGCGCGGCACAGCAGACCCTGAAAGACGGTGTTGATGTGCAATGCCTGATTAACCCCAACATTCGTTTAAACGGTTTGGTGCAGCTCGATCAGGCGTCAGTACAGCGCGTCGCGTATGAAGAATCAACGCTCGGCGCAAGCAAGGGACCGCTTCGTGAAGTGGAACGCGACGGGGTCATTACGCGCGACGGCGCTTTCACTCAACCGGTCACACAGCCTGCCGCGCTTGCCGCCGACGGCGTGTATATCGTTAAGGCTATCGAGTGGCAAGGCGATACCCGTGGTCAGGACTGGTATATGAAACTGACGTGCGAGCCGCGCGGCGCGCGTGAACTGCAAAACGGCTAATACCTCCCAGCACATTTCTCCTTTCTTCTTTTTCTCGCCGTTCGCCTGCGGGCGGCGGCACCTGGAGTCTTTATGCCTGTTTCAACAGAAGCGCGGCTTGGCGGCCAGCAGGAGTTTGCCGCCGCGCTGGCGCATTATATCAGCGCCGGGCTGCGCGTGGCGCTGCCCGGCATTATTCAGTCTTTTAACCCGCAGGCGGTAACCTGCGTGGTGCAGCCCGCTATCCGCGGCAAACGCAGCGACGACGATGGCAGCGAGCGTAGCGTGAAGCTGCCGCTGCTGGTGGATGTACCAGTGGTGTTTCCTCGCGGCGGCGGCTGCACGCTGACGTTTCCGGTCGCAGCCGGCGATGAATGCCTGGTGATATTCGCCGACCGCTGTATCGATTTCTGGTGGCAGAGCGGCGACGTTCAGGAACCCGTCGACCCGCGTATGCACGATCTTTCCGATGCGTTCGCGCTGGTGGGGCCGATGTCGCAACAGCGAAAAATCAGCAATATCAGCGTTAGTGCGACGCAGCTACGTACTGATGACGGCGCGGCGGTCATTGAACTGGCCGTGGGGCATGACATCTCGCTGCGCACGCCCGGCAGGCTTACCGCCAGCGCGCAGGGCGGCACCGTGATTACGTCACCTTCTATCATCCTCAACGGCAACGTCACTATTAACGGCAGCCTGACCCAGGGGATGGGCGATAACGGCGGCGGCGCGACGTTGAAAGGGCCGATGAGCGTGCAGACCGATGTCAAAGCCGCAGGCATTAGCCTTGTCAGCCATACGCACCCAGGGGTGCAGTCGGGCGGCAGCAACACGGGGAGAGCACAATGAGATACCGACGTGAAGATAATGAAGGTGATTACACCTTCGGACGGGGCGAAAACACCTGGCTTGTGAGTTCGCCGGAAGCCGTCGCCCAGGCGGTGAAAACCCGCTTTGAACTCTGGTCCGGCGAGTGGTTCCTCGATACCACACAAGGCACGCCCTGGCGTCAGAATGTGCTCGGGAAACAGAAACCGGAGATTTATCAGCTCGCCATTCAGGCGCGCATTCTGGAAACACCCGGCGTGAAAACGCTCCTTTCTTTTAACTCGACGGTGGATACCGCCACGCGGCGCGTTTCATTCTTCGCCGAAATCGACACCGTCTACGGCACCACTACACTGACCGCGGAGGCGTAATGCCGCTTAATATCGATACGCTGGGGCTGGCCATGCAGGTCACCCCGGAGGGCCCGGTCGCGCCTGATTATCAGACCATCCTGTCGACTCTTACTGGCTATTTTCGCCAGATTTACGGCGAAGATGCTTATCTTGAGCCAGACAGTAAAGACGGCCAACTGGTCGCACTCCTCTCGCTCGCCATTCACGATGACAACAACGCAGCGCTTGCTGTTTATAACGCCTTCTCGCCCACGACCGCCATGGGGGAGGGGCTCTCGTCCCGTGTCAAAATCAACGGCATTCGCCGCCATGGCGCGACACATTCCACGGTGGACGTGCTGATAACCGGCGAGCCGGGAACGATTATCGGGACGGGCTTGATTCGCGATGTCAACGGCACGCAGTGGGCGCTGGCGCAAACAATCACGATTCCAGTGAGCGGGAACGGCCTGTTTACAGCCACCTGTACCGAGTCAGGGCCCGTCGCCGCCCTGGCGGGCACAGTCAGTCAGATAGCCACACCCACGCGGGGTTGGATGTCAGTGACGAATCCGCAGGCAGCCGTTGTTGGCGTCGCTGCCGAAACGGATGCGCAACTGCGTAAAAGACAAACCCAAAGCGTGGCGCTGTCATCACTGACGCCGTTCGATGCGCTCGACGGCGCTATCGCCAATATTCATGGCGTGAGTCGCCATAAGCTGTATGAAAACGACGCCGGAGATCCTGACGCCAACGGCCTGCCGCCGCACGCGATTTGCGCCATTGTCGAAGGCGGCGATATCAATGACATTGCCCAGGTGATCCGGGGCAAAAAAGGACAGGGCGTGGCGACTGCAGGCACGCTGGCGGTAAACGTGGCAGATCTTTATGGCTATCCGCACGTTATTCGCTTTTCCCGCCCCACGCTTATTTCCGTGCAGGTCAATATCCGCCTCAAGGCGTTTATGGGGTACACCACGGAAATCGGCGCGCAGATCAAAGCGGCCGTGGCGGGGTACATCAATTCACTCTCCATTGGTGATGACGTGCTGTTAAGCCGCGTTTACTCACCAGCCAACCTTGGCGTGGTGAGCGGTGGAAATGCGCGTTACTACGATATCGCCGCTCTGACGTTAGGCCGCACGACCAACACGCTCGCGGCGGCCAATATTGATATCGCTTATGACGAGGCGGCGTATTGCACACCTGACAACATCACCATAGTGGCCACGACATGAGTAAATACACTGAACTTATCACTAATTATCACGCCACGAAGCCGCGTTTTTTCGACAGCGTCGATCTCGCCACCCGCCACTTTGTGGATTCCGCCGCAACGGTGCAGGGGCTGGTTGAGGCATTTGATATCGACAGCGCGACGGGCGTCCAGCTCGACATTCTCGGCCAGTGGATTGGCCGCTCCCGCTACGTGAAAGAGCCTATCAAGGATATCTATTTCAGTTGGGATGATGACGGACCGGGCTATGACCGCGGCGTCTGGCAAGGGCCGTTCGATCCGGACGACGGATTTACGGCGCTCAGTGACGACACTTACCGCGTGATCCTGCGCGCCAAAATCGCCATCAATCAGTGGGACGGTCAGAACGATTCGCTACCCGCTATTCTGGATGCCGCAACGGCGGAGTCAGGGCTGGGCATGCAGATTATCGACCATCAGGACATGACTGTGTCGATGCTGATTTTCCCGGAAACCTCGCTGGAAAGCGTTTCGCTTGAGCTTATCGCTGCAATCCGGATGGGGTACTTAACGGTAAAAGCCGCTGGCGTCTGGTCTGGCGATATTCTCGTGCCGTCCGTCGGGACGCGCTTCTTTGGATTTGATATGGACAACCAATACATCGTCGGCTTTGACGATGGAGCATGGGGGAAAAACCTGTAATGGCTAAAAATGATTTTAAACCGTTCGCCACGGGCGCGGGCGCAAACGTGACGTCTCAGGCGAACTGGGAAATGTTGCCAGCCCTGAGCCAGGGCTTCACCAGCGGTAAAGCCGCTTCTGCTCAGGTCAACAAAGCCATCCGGCAGTCGTCGTTTATCGCCTCCGCGCTGGCGCAATTTGTCGCTGACCAGACCGGTGCCGACGTACTCGACAACGGTAATATTCCTGACTTTCAGGCATTACTGAAACAGGGGCTGGCGAAGCAATATCTCTCACGTCAGAACCCATTCGGCGATATTAAGAGTGACGGCACCGCCGCGCAGGCAAAAGCGCTGGAAAATCTGGGGTTGGGGAACGCAAGCTATGTGGTGAACAGAGGCTCGAATGCCAATGGCTCATGGATTATATGGTCTGATGGGGCAATAGAGGTGATGGGGGCGTGGGTTACATTAGTCAATGGACTCGCTACGGTTATTTATCCCATTGAATTAAAAAATGTGAGTCGTTTTATTTCCGTAGCCGAGAGATTCTCAACGGATGGCGCGATTACTACCAAGATTCATACGTCAAGTATATTAGATGACACGGTAACCAGGAGTGGTTTTAAAGCTCGCTGTCAGAATTCAGATGGTACTCCTTCTGCAAGTTCATTTTCATGGAGAGTTTATTGTGCGCCTGTTTAATCCTATTACTTTAACCGAGGTTATCCCGGGAATACATGAAGTTAGCGGAGCAGTGGAGTTGCCTGAAACTCACTGGTTTTTTAAAACGCTACAAATCCCAGAAGGTAGCCAACTCACTGTTAATGATAATGGTGAGCCGATATTAGTCAGTGTTGATAACACTGAAAATTTACAAGCTAATTAA